GGCAAGCTACTTCCGCTCTTTACGCCTATTGCGACGCCTTCAGGGTGGACGACCATGGGGCAATTGAGTGTCGGCGATGCGATATTCGACGATAGGGGAAACGTCTGCCATGTGGTCTATCTATCTCCTCTTGACCTGTCGCCCGAATCCATCCAATTGACGTTTGACGACGGATCGCAGCAAGTGTGCTGTGTGGATCACCTATGGCTTACATGGGATGCAGGCGAGTTGGCTGCGCTCACTCGCTGTTCTGAGGAGTTCAGGTCCAAGCGCAGAGCGAATCGACCGTTGCGCGGTCTCGGTAAGAAGCCGTGGACTGTGAAGATGAATCAGGATCGCCGATACACCTACAAGGAACCATCTGGCTCGGTTCGTAGCGCCGCTGAGATTGCCGCGACGCTCACAACGCGAGACGGAAGAACGAATCATGCCGTGCGATTATCTCTTCCTCTACAGCTACCGGAAGCTACACTTCCAATCGACCCCTACGTACTTGGCGCGTGGCTTGGCGATGGCGACACGAGCGGAGGAATAATCACCGGCATAGATGCCTCCATATTCGAGCAGATAGCCGCTGCCGGTTATGCGCTAGAAAGCAAGGAGAAGCGTCAGGGATTCTGTCCGCGATTCCGAGTTATTGGCTTGACCGCTCAACTGTCGGCGCTGAAGGTGCGAGGCTATAAGCACATCCCCCAAATGTATCTCAGGGCCTCCGAAATGCAGAGGCTGGCGTTGCTTCAGGGCTTGATGGATACAGACGGAAGTGCCGACGCCAAGAGCGGGTACTGTGAGTACTGTTCGACAGATAAGAGACTTGCTGATGATGTGTTCGACCTATGCATCACATTGGGCATAAAGGCGACGATGCGAGAGGATCGGGCCAAACTAAAGGGTGTTGACTGTGGGCCTAGGTATCGAGTTTCCTTCACCACGTCACGGCCAATATTCCGGCTGAAAAGGAAACTAGCGAGACTCCCCAAGACAACTCGCCGGACCGTGAATTTCAGATACATCACCGGCGCGTCAAAGGTGGAATCTGTTCCGATGCGCTGCATCCAGGTAGACTCACCGAGTCATTTGTACCTGTGCGGACGGACGATGATTCCGACGCATAACACAATGGGAATGCTGATGGAGCAGTTCCAAGCGTGCAATGAGTTCAGCAATGAGGATGGTCCCAAGGTTCACACGATTCTGTTCCGGCGTACGTTCCCAATGCTTGAAGCCACGGTGATTACCAGATTCCGTGAGTCATTTCCCAAAGAGCTTTACCGGCAGTACAATGAGGGCAAAAATCAGGTCACTTGGCTCAACGGTGCGACGACCAAGTTTGGGTCGATGCAGTATGAGCATGACGTGTGGGGATGGCAGGGACAGTGGTTTCACATGGGGTACGATGAGCTTTGTGAGTTCACCTTCAAGCAGTGGGCAAGCGTTGCGGCCTGGAATCGCTGCCCGGTGAGCGATAAGCCCCGCAAGTATGGGGCAGGAAATCCCATCGGTATTGGCGCGATGTGGGTAGAGGATTTGTTCGTTAAGGGCATTCCTTGCATGGGGATGGACGACAGCCAAAAGGCAGCATTTGACCCAGAGGATTACGATTACTTTCCGGCAACCTATCTAGACAACCCGATATTCGCCAACGATCCGACATTCCTCAAGAATCTTGAGGCGTACCCGGCAGATGTGCGCGATGCGCTCAAGTTCGGCATTTGGGGGGCGGCTGGCGGATACTTCCGGGGAGTATGGGATGAGAATATCCATGTTTTCAAGGATGGTAGCGTTCGATTTCCAGACTGGTATCGCCGCTGGATTTCAGGAAACTGGGGGTATGAGCACCCGGCCAGCTACTACAAGCACTGCATGGGTCCGAATGGTGAAGTCTATACATACGATGAACTTTACACCCAACACGAGCAGCCGGAAGACTTGGCGGAGCATATAGCGGAGTGGGCGGTCGAAGAGAATGAACACGGAAAGATGGAGATTCCGCAGTTCATCAACTTCACACATTCTTTCGATGCGGAATACAGTAAGGCAACAGCGACGATGGGCGCGGATATGCGGTCTGTGAATCAGCGCATGACGCCAGTTCTACGGCGCGAGGGCATCCCAATACCGCTGCCGAGCACAAGGGACAAGTTGGGCCGCGATACGCTGATGAGGGAATTGCTTGCCAAGCGGATCAGGTACGGAGAGGATGCAAGTGGGCATCCGTTGGAGTATCCAGGCTGGATGGTGAGCGACAAGTGCAAGCAGTTGCGCCGGGTGATCCCGCTGGTGAAGTCGGACCCGGTGAAAGTGGAGCAGATCGAGGGTTCGAGCGACGGGTCTGATTCTCCACTGCAAGGTTCCGGGTATGGGCTGTATGCAATCTTTGGCCGTCCGGCCTCCAAACCGTTGCAAGTGAGGCAGCAGGAGTATTATCAGAGTTTGAGTCCCAAGGCGGATATGACGGCGAAATCGGTGCTTATGGCAAAATGGAAGCAGGAGAACTCGCCAAGGAAGGGGTCAGCATGGGCAGCGCGGCAATAATCGTGGTTCTTGCGGTTGCTCTCATAGCTGTCGCTCATGAATGGCAACTGGAGCGGAACAAGGCTCGTTTCGCTGTGAACCATTCGGCCGATCTAGACAAGCTTCTGACTGCCGCCGGAGAGCGCAATGCGCAACTCGAACAAGAAGTGATTCGCCTCCGCAAAGTTTCTGTAGCATTACCCCCCGAAAAGGTAGACAATTCAGTCATCAAGGCAAAGTCGGCGGCGGATGTGCGCCGTTTGACCGAGCAGGCGTTTGGCAAACAACCTGAGATTGGAGACAAAGTTGAAGACGAGTGATTTTGTGACGTTGCTGCAAAACGAATTGATTTTGCCGCGCGACCCGCATCTGGCGCAGCGCCTGGTTGTGCTTCTGGAAGAGAATTTCGAGCCGAAGCCGGTGTCGGAAATAGCGAATCTTCCCTCTGATGGCGTATCTGTAACGGCAGAGACCCAGGAGCCGAGTGCAGCGGACCCTACCTTGACATCATCGGAGACTTCCTCAGAGCCAGACCTCGATCCGGCGGCCCCATCCTCAATATCGGAAGCGTCCGAATCGACTCCCGAAGCTGGCTCGTCCAGCCCACAACAGACTGAAAGCGAGGCAAGCTAATGGCGCGAGACGGCTTTGACGGACTCGGCAAGATGCGCGGTGGGGAGAGGAATAGCTCATACATCCCCAAGCCGCATGGCGAAACCAAACAGCACGAAACCTCGAAAGAGCAGGAAAATAGCGACGGCGGCAGCGACCAGATTCACAGCGTGCATGAGCACGGCGACGGGACGTTTCACACGGAACACCCGGATGGCACGCGCGAAGAGCATCCCGACCATCTGCACCTGTTAGCCCATCTTGGACACCATCTCACCGGCGGCGACAAACACCACATTGTTCACCATGACGGCATCGCGGCTCACTCGCACTCGATTGACGAGCAGGGCGAGCATGAGGATCATGGAGAACACAACACGGCCAATGAGGCGCGCGAGGCGATGGACAAGTTTCTCGGCGAAGAGGCTCAGGAGCCTTACCATCAGCACGGCGAAGAAGACGAGAAGGAAAGCCCAGTAATGGGCGGAATGTAACCGGGCAGAACGCCCAAGGAGAATGACGTGAAAAAGGCACTTTCGATCATCGGCGCGCTGCTTCTGGTTCTTCCCGTCGCAGCGCAGATTCCTGTTGGGCCTACAACCTTTGGCGGGCGCGTTGACGCTCTGAGCTTCACTTACGGTGCGCAGGGCCAGGGTGCAGCTCTGGTAGTCGGCGCGGGCGGTGGCAATGCTGGCACCAGCTACTCCATCACCCTGAATTACGGCAAGACTTCGAGCGCTGGAAATGGATATGTGTTCTATCCTTTCTCCTACGCGGTACTTCCATCGATTGCAATCGGCTCTGGCGCGACGTACGAGGTTGTCACTCCGAGTTCGGCCTCATGCACACCTGGACAGGCAAACAGTTACCAGCAATGCTCGGTTACTGCATCATTCACCTACGCGCATGGAGCCGGTGATATTGTCCGTTCGGGAGATGCGGGGCTGGTCGAGGCAATCAACTTCGCGGCCTTTACTCCGAGCGTCGGAAATATCGTCGAAATCGGTGAAAAATGGTATGTGGCTGGCGGAACCCAGGCTTTGATTCAAGCCCTGACGAATCCTTATCCTTATGTCACGATTGAGGATACGGCTGGACTTTATGGGCTGCGATGGTTTACGGCGACTCCCATAGTCCAGACTACGACCGCCGCCGCCGCTGCTTCGACTGGTGCGCTGACGGCGGGCGGTTCATTGACGGCTGGCGCGTACTACTTCAAAACGGCCTATGTCGATGTTCTGGGGCAGGTTTCTCAGGCATCGGCCGAAGTCGCCAGTTCGCTGACCGCGACCTCGACCAACGCCAGCATTACAGTCAATGCTCCTGCGGCTGCTGCCGGTCAGGTAGGCTATATCGTCTACATGACCATTCAGGGCGGCGGCTCAGGCAATGAATTCTATGTGCCGCTGACGTCTTCAAATTGCACTCTGACCACGGTTGAGAGCGTCATTCCGGCGTGCGCCTTGACGAATACCGGATATGGGCAGACCTCATCTGCTGCCTTGGTCAGCGTGACTCCGGTCAATACGGCGGCCAAGGTCATTGGCGCGACGGATACGGTCAATCGCACGGCATTTGCCTACCTTCCCTCGAATAGCGCCGGGGCAGTTGGACCCATTCCAGTAACCTTCATGTCTCAGGCCGCTACAGCTACTACAGCCGCTACTTACCATATCGGCGCAGTGACCATCAACGGAGGATTGTTCGCGCAGGTGGGCAGGGAATACCACGTTTGCGGCTCCGGCCACTTCACTTATGCGACTAGCGGCACGCAGATTCAGTTCGCTCTTCTGGAGGGCCAGTACAATAACTCCGATGTGGCGCTGGCAACCACAACCGCAGCAGTTTCCACAGCTACGAGCGGTGCCGCGGTGTCGCAATTCTGTTTCAACATTGACGTACTTTCCAACAGCGGTACCGCGGCAACGGCGGCAGTTCATGCCTGGGCTGCGACGAATCCCGCCGCGGCGACAGCGGCTTTGTTTGAGACGGACATCAACACAGCGGCTATTACCGCACTTCCGTCAAGCGGCGTACAGTGGCTCGATCTGGAAGTCATCAATGCGGCGGCTTTCGGCACCGGCGGATTCGTGCTCGATACTCTGAGCTTCGTACCTGTCCACTAAGGCGGTGAGCGATGCCGTCAGTCTCGAAGGCGCAGCAAACGGCCATGCAGATCGCGGAGCATGCCCCCGGCAAACTCTATTCGAGAGACCGGGGGCTGCTCAAGCTCTCTAAAAATCAACTTCACGACTTTGCAACCGGCTCCGAAAAGGGCAAGCCTGAGCGGAAACGCAGTTTGTATCGCAGGGAGAGCTAATGGGATCACCCTATGGTCCGCTGACCGCGTATTTTCAAAGTCTAGGAAGGATTCCGGGCAAGGTGGAAAACGCGCTTCCCACGCCTCCCGATTGGTTTTACAAGATGCTCGGCCAGCAAGCGCCCGCACCTGTGGATACCTCATGGAACGACCAGATGGTGAGAGACGCGAACGCATCATTCAGGGCGCAGCATCAACCAGCGGCGGCTTCGCAAACAGATGGAAAGTTGTACACCCCAGGAAGAAAGTTGGTCCCGCATGGCCGGTAGCCTCTACAAAAAGGGAACCGTCTTCGGCAAGCCGCGCGGAGAAGTGGTCAAGCATCCCGGCGTGTTCTCTGCCGCCGCCCAGCGCCACGGCGAGACCACTCACGAATATGCCGAGCAGGAAAAGGGCGCATCGGGCAAGTTGGGACGGCGCGCGCGCCTTGCGCTCACCTTTGAGGGCATGAGGAAGAAGAAATGAACCACAACGGCGCATACTGCGTTCGCCACATGTGGAACCCGCTGACACAGGGGCCATGCTGCCAGTGCATGAGCGGCCAGCAGAAGCTGGATTACGTGTGGAAGCAGATGAGGGATGCAAGAAATGAGCCAGCATTGTGTATGATTCAATGCCCCTACTGCCTAAGAATCATTACCGATGGTGTGCCATGCTGCGACACGATAGCAATGGCAATGGCTTCGATTCTGGCGCGTGAGGATGTGGTGAACCTGGCAATGGAGGCCGCAAATCGCAACTAACGCCACTCTCGCAGATGGACTTGAAGCGGACGAAACCGGCCTTGACTCGGTTCCGCAGAAGGATGATCCGGCGAATTATGGCGTGAACAACCGCGAGCTTCCGAAAGATCTCATAGACAAGCTCGAAACCGTCGTCAAGAAACTCCAGGACCAGGAAATGTACGACCGGCGCATCGAAGTGCTGCTTGATCGCATCATGCGCTTCTACTATGACGGCATCCAGCACGTTTACCCGAACTGGTCCACAGGTGTTTACCAGGTTGGTACGGCGGGCGGATATGTCGATATTGGCAACGGCCAGAATGTGCAATGCCCGATGTTCATGGGCGCATACAACATCTTCCGTTCCCGCTGGCGCTCGCTTGACGCGGTTCTGACGCAGAACCCTCCGGGCATTGGTTTTGCGCCCGATAAGCAGGATTCGGAGTCGATTGAGGCCGCTGAAACCGCTGAAGGGTTCTGGGAGATATTCGATCAGGCGGAAAAGGGCGGTGCCACCAAGCGAATCCAGAAGCGCGTCTCCTACATGATGGGAATGAGCGGGCGTACGATTGCCTGGACGCGCACAATCAAATCCAAGGCGCGTTTCGGCCTGAATGACCAAGATGAGCCGCGTTCGATGGAGACAGCGGATATTTACGGAACAATGGAATCCAAAGTTCCTATTGTCTGCCGGTGCTGGGCCGAAGCCCCCTATTGCTTCCTCTTCGATGACAAAAACGCGCTCACACTCAAAGCGCAGAACGATTGGATTCGATCAAAGATAACTGCTGGTGAGCCTTCCATCGGAGAATCGGATTGGAATCGTTTCGCGCGCATTGGAGTGAAGCAGGCGAAAAAGGGATTTTTTCTTACAGGGTTGGCTCTCAATTATCTGACGACTGAGTTGAATGGGTTTCTTCGCCCCGAAGTGTTTCAGGATAAGTGCTTCGATCCCGTCTATCCGGGCGCGAATGAGAATGACGTGCGCAAGGATGGCAAGGAATTCACCTACCGCGACAAGTTCCTTCAGCTCTTCCCGGATGGCTGCCATGTAAAGTGGGTAGGCAAGACCTATTCGGAAAGCTGGAACGAGTGCCCGGACGATGCGATTGATATTGTGTTTCCGATGGAGCGCGATGGCATGACCGGCGGCGCTTTGATGGAGCCGATGAAGGTTGTTCAGGATGCCTTCAACGACTACATGAACGCCAAGCGGGAGAATTACGAAACCGGCTGGAGCGTGACCTATTTCCGGGGCAGCGATGAGGATTATCAGGCAGTATCCAATCAGCGTTCGCGGCCAAACGATTACATTCTCCTGAAAGAAGGTCCGCCGGAACAGGAAATCGGGAAACAGGTAGTCTATCGCGAGGCTCCCGCAGCCCCGCCAGAAGGTTTCGACCAGGCGATTGAGGAATTGCGCGGAGCGGTATCGCAGGACATCACTGGCGCAATGCCGGTACTTCAGGGAACCAGCAACAAGGAAACCACAGCAAGTCAACAGGCGATGGACCGATCTCAGGCGATGGGAATGCTCGGCCCGTCATGGACTTATGAGCAGATTCTCTTCGCCGGGATCGCTGAGAAGGCGGCGCGCCTCGCTTCCAAGAATCCCGACCACGGAACCGAGATTGCGGTCGTCGGCAAGGACGGATCAAAGATTACGGTCAAGATGGAGCGGCTGAAAAAAGGAAAGTTCCACGCTCATGTGAGCGATTCCAGCTTCCCGGAGACTACGGCGGCCAAGCGCGCGAACCTGACCGATCTTGTAAAAATGGCCGCTGCTTCGCCGGTTGGGCAAGCTCTTTTCGAGTCGCCTGACAATTGGGAAGAGTTTATCGAGTTGAACGGAAATCAGGATCTGGTCTTCATTCCGGCAATTGCTTACAAGAAGCAGAAGAGGGAAATTGAGATTCTTTTGCAGGAGCCTCCAAATATCCCGACGCCCGGAGAGATTGCCCAATACACGGTGCAGCACGCGGAACAGGGTATGCAAGCGGAACAACAGGGCTTACCTGCCCCGCCGTATGCGCCGCCAGTTCCGCAACCGTCACTGATGCCAGAAGCGGACGATTATCACAAGTGGGAGTCGGCCTGCTGCCAGGAGTATCTGTCGAGCGAAGATTGCTGGCTGCGTATGAACGTGGCTCAGCCGGAACAGGGAGAAGCGCCGGATGAGGCATTGAAGCGCGCCGCGCTGGGCGTCCAGAATGTTAGGATGCACAAGGCAGTTCACGATCAGTTCATGGCCCAGCAGGCGCAGGCCGCGGCACAGGCGCAGCAGCAGATGAAGCCGCCGAGTGAGCAGATTTCATTCAAGGATGAGGATGCCAGCGGCAAGCAGCAAATGAATGCTCAGGCGGGAATCAAGGAAGCGGCTCCGGAAGCGCAGAGTTCCGTACAAAAGAACGCGGCAGCACCGGGAACGCGGGGAACGGCAACAGTCTAAA